CATCATACAAAAAATGATCTTGACAAACTTTAAGAAACGTGTTATACTTGCTATACAATGGTACAAACAATTACGACAACATCCTGCACATTATGCGTGGCACAACTGCATACAATGGGCATGGGACAATTCAGGCACACACGAACTAGATGGACAATATAGAAAATGGTAACTAAACGCATAGGCTTTGCATGTAAGTACATGCACCCAGATCAAACGCAGAAGAAGAAACTGCTAGAAGAAATTCAACGTCCACTAAATACTCGTAGCACAACAGTACAATGGCTCAATAGGCAAACACGTGAAGTAGCAGAAGAACGCTTGTGGGACATTATGGTACATAACATTCAATCGTACCATCACTTGATTGCATATGTTGGAGGATTACCAAATGAATTACGTATGGTCAGACTTGGTAGCGATGTACTTCCTGTTTATACCCAGCATGAGTGGTCTTATTTTTGGCGCAAGCCTGATGTGGTTGCGTACTGTGAAAAGTACTTCGCAATCGTCGGCGAAGCGGCAAGGGCCTACAATGTCCGACTATCGATGCACCCAGGCCAATTTACTGTACTTGCGAGCGACAACCCCGAAATTGTAGAACGGAGCATAGAAGAATTTGAATATCACACCGATGTCATACGCTGGATGGGATACGGCAAGACCTTCCAAGACTTCAAATGCAATGTCCATATATCAGGCAGACAAGGTCCAGCCGGTATCAAACACGCAGTTGACAACAGACTTTCTCCAGAAGCGAGAAACACGATTACGATCGAGAACGACGAGAACAAATGGGGACTCGAACACAGTCTCGAACTTGTCGACACCTGCGCATTGGTATTGGACATACACCATCACTGGTGCCGTGAAGGCGAATATATACGTCCCACCGACGATAGATTTGCTCGCGTAATTGATTCGTGGCGTGGTGTGCGTCCTGCAATACATTATTCATACAGTAGAGACGAAGCACTACCCGAAGGCTTTGCACACGACACAATGCCAGACATGCCTGTACTATTAGAATCAGGATACAAAAAAGCAAAACTAAGAGCGCACAGTGATTACTATCCTAACGAGAAAGTAAATGCATGGGCACTTTCTTTCTTACAATACGCCGATATTATGTGCGAGAGCAAGATGAAAAATTTAGCGAGCATTAAATTGCTAGATCAATACAATAAATATATAACAACGGAGGCTTATGCCAAAAATGAGAAAGTTCCTTTTTTGGAATGAAAAGGGTGATGAAAAAGAAACAGAACAGTTGAGTCTAACAAGAGCAGTAAAATCTGTACAAAGTGACTTTAAAGATCAATTTATAGGTGTTGAATACATCAGTAAAAAAGGTAAAGAAGTTGTAGACAGAATAAAACTACCTTGGGGACGAAAAGTTAGACAAGCAATTGAAACTGAAAAGAAAAGAGCCGCTTTAAAGGCTAAACAAGCACTACGTTGATAAAGGAGAAAAAAATGATTAAATCATGGATTAATTCAAGAATGAAAGAGCGTACATCTTGGGATGGCGCCGCATTAGTACTACTAGGACTAATGGTACTATTTCTTGCACCACTAGCAAAAATTGCCGCTGGTTTAGCAGTAGCATATGGTGCATGGACTATTTGGAAATCAGAATAGTTACAACTTACCAATAGGAATATTACTAGAAGCAGAGAGGTTGTTCCATTTCTGCTTCTGGTCTACTCCTGCTTTCTGTGCAAATCTCTTTGCATCACAATCACCACATACATGAAAATAGTTATTATTTAGGCGTTTAGGATCCATACTTCCACGTGGACGCACAAATTCTGTATTACAACTATCACAACGCAGTCGAGCAAACGTTTTAGTCTTAGTATACTGGTGTTCAATACCGTTTTTAGACTTTCTTACGTGCCGGCTTTTCTTTTTTATTTCTTCTAAGAACATAACTATATTTATTACATTCGGATTACAAAACACTATGATAAATAACTATAATAAGGGAGTTCCAATGGATATTTGTACACTTACAGACGCCGCAAAAGCACAAATTGCTACAATTTGCAAAGATAATAATGTTTATGCTGTTACGCTAAACATGAAAGGTGGAGGCTGTGCAGGCTTTGAATATGAGTGGGGAACATACGATACAGCAGACAAACTACTTGATGATGATCAGATAATTTATGCTACAGAAAAATGTACATTTATTGTAGGTGCGGCTAGTATGATGTTTTTGTTTGGAACTAAAATAGATTATAAAAAAGATATTATGGGGTCGATGTTTGATATCATTAATCCTAATGCACAGAGCAGTTGTGGTTGCGGTGTGAGTGTAAATTTTGATATGGACAAATTAGCAATACCTGCTTAATGGAGTAAAATATGGCAAGAGAAATTATTGATATTGGTGTAGAAGGTAACGACGGTACAGGTGATAGTTTACGTGAATCGTTTCGTAAATCCAACGAAAACTTCCAAGAACTATACGCAGTATTTGGCATCGGCGGACAAATTAACTTTAGAAGTTTAAGTGATACACCAGATGATTATACAGGACTAGCAAGTAGAGTACTTGCAGTTAACACTGCTGAGGACGGAGTTGAAGCATTAGAACTAGTTTCAAATGGTGCTATTACTGGAGATCCTGCAGACGATACTATTGTGTTCAACGTAACACAAGCAGGTAAATTATTAATTCAAGCAGGTAGAACAAATGTATCAGGCGACACTAGTCCACAACTAGGCGGTCACCTGAATGCCGCAGAGTATTCAATTGGTAATGTTAGTATTTCCACAGCAGACGCGGCGGCATTTACATCAAAGTACGGCGGCAATTATACTATACACGACCTAGTACCAGACAAAGAATACAACGATCAAAGATATCCAAAAGCAACCAGCCCAGGTAAAATGGGTGGACTACGTGATGAGCCTGCAGACGCTTCAGAATATACATTAGACATTACAGGACTTGTATCAACACAAGATTTACAAGTACAGGATCATGGTCTTGATAGAGCAAGTAACGGGCAAAGTTACAAATATACATCAACAGGATCAGCACTAACAGGTCTTGTTAAAGATCAAATTTATTATACTCGTATTGCAGATGATAATACAATTAGTTTACACAACAGTTCAGCCGATGCTATTGCTAATACAAATAGTATTGCTATTACAGGAACAGTAGCCGCAGGTGTTCATAAACTTGTTGACCAAGGATTAGACACAGCCTTAGCAGGATATTATCTAGCAAACGAAGCATTACCACGTAAGAGTGTTGTGCGTAGAGCAGGCGACACAATGACCGGTGCATTATTTGCACACGACCATCCAGGAGCATTAGCAGGCACACTAGGTGCAGACGCAGATGATTTACAAGTTGCAACTAAATTATATGTTGACCAACAAGAAGGTATAAGTGCGAGTAACTTATACGTTAGTACATCAGGTGATGATAGATATCTTAAGTCAGCACCGGGCAAAGCAGGTAGAAGTAATTCATATGCACTTGCGTCGATTGGTGCCGCGGCACGTAGAGCAGAAGAATTACAAATTGCTTCTAAATTTGAACTAGGTAACTATGCACAAACAATTACACACTCGACATTTACAGTACCTACTGTAATTACTAGTGCTGATGTATTAAGTATTCCGTCAGGTCGTAATAATGTACGTGAATTACTTAAAGAAAACAGAAATTGGATTAGAGCAGAAGTTATAGGATATCTTAATGCAACATATCCAAACTTTACATATGATAAAGATATTTGTTCGCGTGATGTAGGATTGATGATCGATGCTGTTACGCTTGATACCCTAACTGGTAACAATGCTAACTTTTTGTCAAGACGTGCTGGTATTAGATACTATGCTAACGCAAGTGCAACAGCGGCTATTACTACACAGAAAACTGAAACACTTGCAGGTATTACTTTCTTAAAAGGACTTGTAAATTTAGTACTACAAAATCTTAGTCCAGGTACAACATATCAGTCAGTTTATTCACAATATATAAA